AATTTCTTTTTATCTGAAATACATCTATCGTAAATCATATAAACAAAAAAACTCAGGGTAATCATAAGGCTGAGCCATTCTGAAAAACTACTCATTTATTTTTTCCATATAATAAGCAGTCGTAATCATAATCATTTTATGAGGAAGAAAATTATCCAACTGTATTTTCCATAGAATAAGATTATGTTTATTTTCTATAGTTCTTTCAACTGCTACAATCTCACCAATGCAATCTTCATCAGGTCTTAAACCTAATCTTGATTTGTTCTTTCCTCATTTGTTAGATTGACTTTGACTTTATCACCTAACTTAAATGATTTATTTTTTACATTCATAATTTGTTTACCTTTCTATAAACTGATACTTGCTTTAAGTATCTCTCAACAATCTAAAATTAAATTGCTGAAAGATAATTAATTAAAATTATCTGAAAGGTTTTAAAAGTTTATAGTTTTATTTTCTTCAGGCTAAATATTGTGAAGTGACCGAGCCTTGAAACTCTGATGCTAGTTGTTCCTAATTCTTTTCCTGTTATCTACCACTCTGAATCTGATAAGTACTGCCGAAACACGATTTTAATTAAGCTGTATTAATATTTAATTGAAACACTTAATAATTAACCTTTATCATTTCTTATCTAAAACTAGCAGACTTTACATTCAGTATCAACTCTTATATAAGATTTCTTATTTCTTGTTTAAACACTCGGCTGGTCGCTCTTTCTTTTATTGTTGATGTATGTACTCAGCCTGTCTTAGTGAGGATGTACTTACCTTGTTTTACTTAGGATGTTTCTAGTTTTCCTTACCAGTTTAAAGCACCGCACCCTCTCTTGATTTAAAACAATGTACGAGGGTTGCCAGAGTGAGTACATTCTGTATCATTTTAGATTTATATATTTTCACCTAGCTGTTTAAACATCTTGATATCCCAATATCCTCAGGCTGACAGACTGGGTATGTAATGCAAATGTTAATGTGCGTATGGGGGTCTATATTAAGTATGTACCTATAAAATTAAATGCATCTAATGTACAAATAAACACACTAAATAAGTACCACTATATATAGTATGTTTTAGTTGACTTACTACATCTAGTAGGTGAACTATCACAGTAATACTGTTTATCGTTTACTTGCTTTAAAGTGTTCTTACACTCTTTACATTTCTTCAATATAACCTATTTTACTCTTGGTTTTCTCTTTTGGGCGTGAACAGGCATATGGGGTAGTAAGTTTGAAAAATTATTTTTCTGGTGTCCTTGGGTAGCTTACTTGTCTTTCTAGTTGGTCAGGTTTCCCTGGTAAGCCTTTCGTGCTCCTGATGCCCACTTCACCTGTAACACCATACTTATAATTTTTTTTTGTACACTTGAGATAATAACAGAACTTCTCTAGTATACAAGTAACAGATAAATACCCCTTTATCGTGTACATACATATAAGCCCTAGCTAGTTCTAGGGTGTCCAAAATAAAAAATTTTTTTAAGCCTTCGGCTCCTGTAAACCCTCAGGCTTCTTCCTTCCTTTGATTCTTGGAAAGGTTTTTGGTTTATGATTATTACAATGTTTGAACTTGTTATACTTAGAAATAATTGTGGAGCAATCTTTTTGAACACAGGTTCTTCCACTACTATATGTAGTAGAGGGTTTATGATTAGGATATGCTTTTCCTTTGATATAATCACTCATAAGTAAAGTATAGGAGGAGAAAAGATGCCTAAGGGTAATTACTCATACAAAAAAGGTATGAAGAAAAACAAAAGTAATCGTAGAAAAAAAAGATAATGAAATGTGAAGGACCTCGTTGTCAAAAGAAAGTTCCTTCTGGAAAAAGGAAGTTCTGTTCTACAAAGTGTAGAAGGGCTGCCCAGTACCAGAGAAGTAAAAAAACAATTCAAGAAGTACCTGGAGAGAAACTTCGTGGACAACACTATGAAAGATTTGTAGAAGAGTTTGCTCCTTTAATTGATAAAAAGGAAATGACTCACAAAGAAGTAGCTGAGATACTAGAAGTAAACAAATCTAGTGTTACTCGTATGTATAGTGCATACAAAGAAGATAAAATAATTTTAAAAGCCCAGGAGAACTGGGAAGCTCCATCTGAAGCAACTAAGTCCTTAAAAAGTTTTAAAGAGTTTAGAGATTTATATTTCAGAACAGAAACTGGAGATAGATATGAAACTGCAGACTTTCACGAAAAATGGATTAACTCAATTATAAAAGCTATAGAAGAAGGTGGAGAACAAATGATTCTCTCACCACCACGACACGGAAAGACTGACCTACTTACTCACTTTGCTGTATGGCAGATTTGTAAAAATCCAAACATAAGAATTATGTGGGTTGGTGGTAATGAAGAAATATCTAAGAACGCAGTAGGAGCTGTACTTGACCATTTAGAAAATAATGAAACTTTAAAAGAAGATTTCTGTGGACCAGGTGGACAGTTCCAGCCTAAAGTTAGAAGTGGTAAGTCCTGGTCATCAGGACAGTTTACTGTAGCTAACAGAACTGTAACTGGTATTAAATCACCAACTATGGTTGCTGTAGGTAAAGGTGGAAAGATTCTTTCAAGAGATTGCGATTTGATTATTGCTGATGACATTGAGGACCACGGAACTACTGTACAACCAAGTGCCAGGGAACAAACAAGACAATGGTGGACTACAACTCTTTCTTCAAGAAAAGAGGAACATACAGCTGTTGTAGTAATTGGTTCAAGACAAAACCCAGAAGATTTATATAACTTTCTTTTAGAGAACCCTGAAATGAAAACAATAGTAGAAGAAGCTCATAACTCAGAATGTGTATTACCTGAAAATGAAATAGATAAACATATTGACTGTATGTTGTGGGCAAGTAAGAGAAGTTACAAATGGTTAGTGTCAAGAAAGACTGCAGCTGAAACCACAGGTGGTAAAGCTATCTTTGAAATGGTTTATTTAAATAAAGCCTTTGTTGATGGTATTACTATGTTTAACTCAGAAGATATAGACCAATGTAGAGATGTTAATAGAAGGATAGGACATATTCCTGCAGGTACTCATTTGATTGCTGGACTTGACCCTGCATCTACAGGATTTCAAGCCTGTGTCTTATGGGCTGCTAATCCAGATACTGGAGCTTTGTATCTAGTAGATATTGAAAACGAAGAAGGTGGTGGAGTTATCCAGGCAAGAGAGTCTATTAAGAAATGGTATGAGATGTATGGTTTAGCTCACTGGGTTATTGAAGAGAATGGATTTCAGAAAGCTATTAGACAAGATGACAAGATAAAAGATTACTGTGCAAGGTTTGGTATCTATACAGAAGGACACCAGACACAGAGAAATAAGTTTGACCCAATCTTTGGTGTTGGCTCTATGGCTCAACTTTTTAAAGAGCAGTTGATTAATTTGCCATATGGAGATACAGATTCTGAAATTAAGAGTAATATATATCGTAGACAACTAATTTATTTTTCTTCTGCTGCTAATAAAGCTAAGAGTAATAAAGGGTACAAGTCAGATGTTGTAATGGCATCTTGGTTTCCTTTGAAAGTTATTAGAAGGTTAGGTAAAGAACGCTTAGCTGAGGTAGGATTAGAGTATAAACCAAGTTATGGAGAGTGGGATATTAGTAACATAAACGAAGCTCCGTGGAGTTAATATGAACGCAAGTGAATTACAAGATAAGATAACGCAACTACATTACGACAACCAAGATGCTTACGCAACAAGAGGTCGTATTCGTTCAATTATGAATGGTGGACCTTCAGGTATTATGGCTCTACTTGGTGACCAGATAAAAGGTTTTCAGGATTGGCAAGTACCAGTTCCTAACTTAATGTCCACAGGACTAGAACACTTAGCTCAAAAAATAGGTCGTATTCCTAACCTCAAAGTAGATGTTCCTAATGATAAAGATTCTGAAAGAGCTAGAAGGAAAGCAGAAAAAATTTCAAGAATCGTTACAGCATATGATGAAGTACAAAGATTAGATGTACAAATGCCACAAGTAGGTAGATGGCTACCTGGTTATGGTTTTGCTGTTTGGGTTATTAGAGAAAGAAAAGATGCTAATGGTAATCCTTATCCTATAGCAGAACTTCGTGACCCTTATAATTGTTTTCCTGGTTACTTCGGTGCAGACCAACAACCAAAAGATTTATCTATAGTTCGTAGAGTTCCTAAAGATGCGTTAGCACAAGTCTATCCAGAATTTAAAAAACAAATTTATGACAAAGATATGGGAACTGGATTATCTATTGGTAGTGGTTCAGCTTCACCTTACACAGATTCTTATGCAGGTTCTTGGGCTAACTCAAACGGACAAGGTGATTTAATATCAGAATATTACTGTGAAGAAGGAACTTATATATTCCATATGTCATCAGGTACAGTATTTGATTTTATTC